GGGAGCCGCATCCTGTGATGACTACGCTCTGACCCTCTGAAAAATTGTTTTCGCCTAGCACTGTGTAATAGGCGACATTATCCTGGAGTTCAACACGGGATATTGGTGATGCGTAAGTGACGAGCATAGGCAAAATGACTGCCTCCGCCGTATCTATCACGTCTGTCAAATATGCGTCATTGTAAAGGGATGTAGAGACACCAAGAATAGATCTTAGTTCTGCAACTGTAACTATTGAAGCCATCTCTACATCCTCTCTATTAAACGACTGGGGGAGCCACCGGGAGCAGCAACTCCCCCATGATTAGTTATTGGTTATGCAACCATGTATCGGTATGCGCCTGCGCCCAACTTAGTAGCGATTGCGCCATAGCCGTAGTATCCAACCTGCACAGCACCTGTTGAGATGAGGTTAGTCTGGAGTGACAAGCGTGGTGACTCGTACCATGTGTAAGCATCTGGGTTGACAACGATTAATGTGTTGTCGCCAAGGCCTGCTGTATCTGTCAATGCGCGTGAAACGCGAAGGTTCAGCCCTAGAAGGTTTCCGCGAACTGCTGTTGCAGTAAGTGTTCCGCCTGCGTTCTGTGGGTTGATTGTTTGCTGGAAAATTGGGCGATTTGAACCATCGACCAAGCCCATGAGAGCGCCCCATTGTTCTGGAGAAACTACGATGTTCTGAGCGAACCCGAGAGTTCCCTTGTAGATAGAAACTGCTGCATCTGACACGAAATCAGAAACAAGAGCACCTGTTGTAAGTGCTGCACGATCTCCGCCGTTTGTTCCGCCTGTGATTAGCGCGCTTCCGACTGCAACATCTGTTGCCTTTGCGTATGCGAATTCCATCTGGCGTACGAGTTCTGCAAAGAACGCAGGAGACGAGCGATCGAGTAACTCGAGGCTGAATGTCTGCTGGCCAATGAACTTCTGAACACTAACTGAAACGAAGGCCGCGTTCTGGTCTGTTTCTGATGGTGTTCCAAATTCTGCTGCTACTGCAACTGTTGGAGCAACTGTGATTTTAGGAATCTCGAAAGTCATACCTGCATCAGGTAGGGCACCGCGAGAAATTGAATCGATAAATGGGCGATCAGCGTTTGAAATGCCGTTGATTACCTCTGTAAGTTGACGAGTTGGTACAAGACCAGCGTTGTCTGTGACATCTGCTGCTGCTGCAACATACATCTTTGATTCGTCGTTGCCAAGTGAGGCGCGGACTGAGTGCTCGAGATAAGAAGCCTTATCAACGATTGGATTACGAACTGTAGTTGAAATGTAAGGTGCTGTTGCAGCCTTAACTTCAACCTTTGCAGCCTCTACCGTTTCTGCGGCAGGAGCAACTTCTGGAACGGTAGTGTCTGACACTTGTTCTCCTTCATTGGTTGATTGTGTTTCTTCCTGAGTTGTCTCAGAAACTTGGTTTTCTTCTGCCGCGACTTTTTCGACCTCGGCTCCGGGTATAGCGCCGTCTGTGACAAGGCTGACCTCGATTAAGTTACTTGCGCTGATAGCCATGACGCCATCTTCATTATCCCACTCTGCAACATCTACGCCGACGCTAAAATCGGAACGCAGTCCAGTTGCTGCCTCTTCAAGAGCATCATTACCTGCGTTTGTTTTGGCAATACGAAATTCTGCTGTAATTCCCATGTCGTCCTTTTTGAACGAAACCAATTTTCCAAGCGGACGGGTTACGTCATGCTGTAGAACTAACTTAATGTTCTTAGCCATGGTAATTGAATCTTCCTTAAACATGGTGCGGCCTGCTGAGGTGCTACCTTCAGCGTTCCACGAAACGATACGGCCTGCGATAATGCGAGACTCTGCATCCGCCGCAGTAATGGCGTATGGCATGGTTATCTTCATTAGATGTTCTCCTTATTGTCGATCAGGTCTTCTTCTTCTCGAATTTGCTCGACACTCATTGCGCCGATGCGGTTTAAGATTTCGTATACTTGAGCACGAGCCAAAGCGTCTGAGCGAAGGAATTCGTCTAGGCTAAAACGTATTTCTCCAGTTGACGGGCAGAAGTCCGGCATAGATAAGCGCTGTTCAATGCTCGCTAGAATCGGCTTCATGGAGAAGTCGATAAGAGAGCTACGCTCCGAAACGCTGTTGGAGTAGGTCATGCTCGTAGTTTCAGCACTTACGAAGTACGCAGGAAGGTTGCAGGCGCGGGCTAACTCGAGCGCAACATATTGACGAGCCTCGTTCAGTTGCAATTTGGCTGGGTCTATACCTAACGCCTGCAATTCAACGTCCGCGTTAAGAAACGCAGTAGATTTTGTAAGGCGAGCAGTTCTCCATGACTCAAGAAGTTTGGAGATACGTTCTGCCGGAAGATTAGTACCGTTAGACTTTAGAACTTGTAGTGGGACTGGCTCTTTAGCAAAAGTTTCTGCTGCTTGCTCAAGTGCATGAGCGGCGCGAATTGTGCGGCCTGCTCGGTTAAGTAATCCTTCATCTAATCCGTAAAATACAACTAGTGATCCTACTCCTTGAGTTGGAACTACTGAACCGTCGACTTGGTAGCCTACGATTTCGGTTTGAAGGCTGTTAAGTTTTGTAGTTACGCGATCTGGTGCAACGCGAGTCCATGCGCGTACTCTTCCGGTCTCGCCATATTGCTCGAGGACCTGGCCGTACCCGACACCATGGAAGAGGATGTCTTCCGCGAGCCAGGCGTAAATAGCAGAACCAGGAACGCGTGGGTCTGGCTGGTTAATTACTGCCGGAGTCGACATGTGTGACCCGTCAACTTTTGAATACTGTTCTAATGGCAGTGCAGCCAAAGTTGAGCAAATAATGTTTCGAGCGCGAGCGATAGTCGGAACTGCCATCGCTTGCTGGCGGCTTGCAACTGATTGAGTAAATACAAAAGGATTAAAAGAAGCCGTGTTATTGAACGGCGCAGGAGTTGAAGCGGCATCGACTGTAATTTCGATTGCAGGCTTATTAGTTGTAAAAATGTCCCGGAGTCCCATTGGACATATTATACGCTATTGCTTAGACATTACCCTATCTGAATGTCCACTTCTGATTCGGCGCGTGTCGCAAAATGAGTAACCATTGCAGCCGCTACTGCACCGCAGACTATACCTGAAGCCTTGCGCCCCATTACCCAGCCACCATCGCCACGAGTTAACTTCACTGCGCTAAGAACCTGTTTAGTCAGTTCTTCCTGGTCTGAGTGCGCAAGACGCATTGAAGAAACCGCCGAGACGAATTCGTCGCAACTTTGCTGGTATTCCTGACCTGTGATTTCATGGATCGGAATTCCGGCAGGTGCTAGACGTGCTGCGACTGCTGAAGCCGTGGACTTGGAGTAAGCCACCGCGTTAACCGGGAACTTACGCACCCAGTAGGCAATATCGTTAGCCATTTCCTTATCGTCTAAGTTAACTGGGTTGAACCAAGTATGAAGAAGGCTAACCATAAATCTATCCTGGCTAATTCTTTGGCCTGCGACTAATGAGGCGTGTTTTCTGTCCGGGCTTAAATCAATAGCCATCCAAGTATCTTGCTCGACGTCTAACTGAGGTAAATCGTCGACTCGGCACTTCTTCCACTCGGCTTCTGAAATAACCGGGTTAATCATGCTTACAAATTGGCACAATATCTCGGTGCGGAAAATGTCTTCACGATCCGAAAGGCTGTCCTTAATGTTATCTTCGTGAACCGTGTAGCCTAAACTGGGGTTGCTTTGATACCAGGCTTCTTTGTCTGTTATGTCGGCCCCCGGTTCGGCACTCCATTCAAACCAGCCAATAGAATCGTCGGCACCTTCAGCCGCAGCCATGCCTCGTTCGCGAAACTTATGTAAAAGAATTGAATTAGCGTGGCCTGCGTTGGAATAGACGTAAGCCTGCGGATTAGCATTGGACATTTGAGTAAATCGCATAGAAGACCAGACATCCTCGGTATCAAACTCACGCAGTTCGTCGATATGGATTACATCGGGTGCGGCAATTCCTCGAGCAGCAGAGTTTCCGGCTCTAATAAGATATCGAGCCTTATTCTTAAACCGAATCTCCTGTGATCCCTTTGACTCGTACTTCTTGGCAAAGTTATCTAGGAGTAATTGAGAGTCCTCGATAATCTGGCTAACCTTGTAAAAGATTTCGCTTGAGGTAGTCAACTTATGGGCTGTTGCCAGGTGCATCTTCTCGCCTAGAACGTAGATTCCAAAAAGAATACGAAGCGCCATAAAGGTCGATTTTCCTTGTTGTCTCGGAAGCATGATTCCAATTAAAGGATGTAGCCAACGGCCATCGGCCTTATATCGTAAGCAGTCTCGAGCCAGGTCAGCCTGCCACGGTAGCAATGGAAAGCCAATGTCTATGCAGAACTGAATCATTTCATCGCCTCTAGTAGGCAAATCGCTAGGCTTGGAGCGGATTCTAGGGGTTTGTGACCCATAACGAGGTTCTGTTACCCCTACCTCAACCGTTTGCAGCCGTTCTAAGCCTGTTTCAGCCGTCATGACTAGTTCTGGTCCTCTTCAAGCCGATAGTGGCTGATTGAGGCGTTTTCGGGGGAAAAAGTCGCGGCAGAAGAAAACCAAGTTTCTGAGACAACTCAGGAAGAAACACAATCAACCAATT